AATGCCTTTTGCAATCCAACTACTTTAATTTTTAACATGTCACCATCATAACTACGTACCATTGTCTTGATAACTTCTCTGACAATACCTTTATGAGATATAACCAAATCCCCATTCCTAATATTTTCTATTTTGTTAAAAGTTCCGTTAGGTAAAGTAATCTGTGTTCCTGGAATAAAACACCCCATCGAACATGTTAACTGTTGTCCTGTATCAATCATCCGGATAAGACGTTCCAATGCTGCTCTTACCTTCGGTTTTACCGTTGCACTTTTAACTAGCTTAGTATCAATACGCATCAGTACTTCAATGCTACCATCTTTTTGCATAGGTAACTGTAATATTTCTGCCCGGATAGGTGCTAAGTCTTTAGATAAGCATAAGTCTATCCAAGTATAATCTTTATATTCCTCTGGGAAAGCAAACTTGTTTAGAAAAGCGTCGGGTAAATCACCTATAGAACCGGCGATTCCTTCGCTAGAATTATGTACTGCTATATTATAAACAACATAAGAATTCTGGTGCGTTACTTCAAAGTTATATACCTTGCCAGCATAGGGTAATATCTCTTTATAAGTAATTGGCACAATAATTCCATATTCAGTTTTGGCAACAGGAATATTTTTACTTTTGCTGTTAAACTTAAAATATTCTCCAAATAAGGAAGTAGCCTCGTGAGTAGTAATATAGAAAACATAAATAGGATTACCAAACGAATTTTTTACGTATGAATCATTTGGAGTATGCTGTCTATATTCCTTTACGTTACACCATATACGTTGCATTAAGCATAGCATCTGAATTTGCATAGCTAACTGTTCAGATGCAGTAGAACCTTTAATGCCATTGTCAGCATGTATATTAGCATCTCCCTCGAAATAAGCTTTTAAAAATTCTATTTGCCACTCGTCAGGCATATGCATAATATCTTGTGCTAGTACTTTCTTTTTAGCGTTTCTACCACAGTATAAATTACATATACCCGCATACTCTGAGGAAAAAGCAGATACTATAATACAATTAGCAGTTCCAAACGCAATAGAGCTTGGTGATATTCTACGTTTAACAGTTATTCCCTTACTTTCAAAAAAGTTAGTTATAAAATCTATATATTCTGTTTCATTTGCATTAAACGAAAAGTCTATTACTTGATTTAGTGAATCACCCCAAACATCTCTATTACCCCCTATCGATCCTTCAGCAGTATAAAATCCCAGCATTCTTGCCATATCGTTACCGTTAATCTCAGGATTTATTTTCTTAGTAATTTTAGGGTAAGGTATAACTACATAATCATTAACGTTAGTATCCTGTGCAAGCTTCCAATCCGGAGGTGTATCATTAGTAAGAAGTCTAAGTGATTCTGCTAAAGTAAATATTCTTTTTTTATTGTTGTTCTTAGTATTTCTTGCCTTTTGTACAGCTTTCTTTTTAACCTCATTATCTACTATCCATAGCGGATGTCTACCAGTGAAGAACATAGGTTTTAGAATACCTTCTACTTTTAACTTTGTAAGTCCTTCCGTATGTTCATATTCAAAAGTTTTAGTTACTTCTCCTATTGTTCCGTCGTGCGTCCAGACCTCATCACCTATTTCTATAAGTTCTATAGGCTTATATGAAAAATCTTTCATTAATATTAACGTTCCAGGTGGTAAACAATTGTGTTCGAAATGGGCTCTTTTGTTAATAAATGATCGATAACCATAGCCAGGACGCATATCTTCAAAATGTTCATAAGGAAAACCGTCCCAGTTTCCATTAAATCCAGACATGCACAGGTTACCTATAGCTTTAAATCTGCAGTAGCGAAATTCTTTTGTATCTATAGGAACTATTTTACGCTCTCCTGCCGTTACCTGTAGTTGTAAAGGTTTAGCTACTACAATTTGATTGCATACTTTTACTAACATTTTATAGTCTCCGTATTAGTTTACTTACTTAATTAAATCTTAAACTTTCTGATAGCTTCACGTCTTTGTTCTAAAGCTTCCTGTATGGCTTTTTCCAGTATAGCATAAGCTTCCTTGTCATCTTCCGTATGATAATTAATGCGTGGGTCGTCATTAGGATACATCTGCTGCGTAGTACTTTCATATTCCTCTATAGCTTCTTTTCTGGTTTTTTCATACTTCTCATTCAATCTATTTATAAAACGTCTAAATACCTCTGCATAACCCTTATATTCACTCGTTACTACAGCTTTACTACTTACAGATGCAACTCCAAACACTTCTCTCCATTGATCGTCGCATAGCTAACTCCTACTAATTACATTTACTAAAGCTCTATGCTCCTCTGCTTTACGCTGCATAAGTACTTTATTCTCAGCAGCCATATCAATATCATCCCTGGTTACACTATCAGCTATCTCACCTTTCATCCTGAACATGTCACGCATAGCAAGAGATGACGCTACAGATGTACCACCGGCAGCTGCCTCAGGAGGGCCGCCCTGGCCTATAGGTGCATTAGGAGCGCCACCCGCGGCAGGGCCGCCAAGTGCAGAACCCATATCACCCCCCGGGCCACCTAAATCAGGTAACCCACCACCACCGAGATCTGGCATACCACCACCAAAATCACCACCTCCGCCGCCACCCTTACCAGTAGATGCAAATGGCAATAATTGCTCATCGGTCATTATTTTATAACGCTCCTTAGCTCTTTTAAGGTCCTCAATATAAGCATCTTCCTGTTTATCTCGATCTAGTTTAGCCAGCTTAGCCAGAGTAGCATCGTCTACTAAATATGGACGCTTATCAGTTAACCATTTTATATAATTCTTAAGATTCTCATCATTTGCTGCAGACATTCCACCCCAGTCAAGCTCAGGATAAACATATTCTCTTATATTCTGCAAAGATTGACGCTGCTGCTCCTCAGCTTTACGTGTTATAAATGCCTGGAATTCTGAGTTATCTTGGTAATCCCTAAGTGAAGTATAAGATTTCATTATCTCGTCTTTACGTTCATCTATAGACCCCCATCTATAGTTCTTAACACCACCATATCCTGCCGTAGCATTATGCACTTTATAAAATCCGCACAGATCGGCTACAACTTTAAACCACCCGGCATGTACCATTTCCTCTACTTTTAGCTGTAAATTAAGATATCGTTGTCTCTGGATTTCCATGTTAACATAGGCTTGCGAGTAGTTTCCGCCTGCTCCAGTTAAAAGCTGTTCATGTATTCCCATCCCAATAAACTTTAATCTATACATACGGTCGAGCTCCGGCCCAACAGGCAACATCTTACCATTAGACCCATAATATTGAACATCTATACCATAATGCCAGATTATAGTGAAATTTGGGTCAAGCTCATAAGCACTCATCATATCACGGACTTCATCGGTTTCCTCAGAGGAAGGTACCCAACCAAGCTGCTGATCACCTAACTTAACTATTGTAAGTGGTACAGCATGGCGTGTAGCTAGAGCAAACTCAGCCTGCATAAACCTATCTTCCAGCATTAAAACCTTTATAATACGCTTAATAATCGATCTTCCCCGCGGCTCATAGGGACGCTTAGCATACGCTATGTGGAAGGTGTTGTTAGGCGCCAATGGTATCTCTTGGTTGAATAAAACATACCTGGCTATCTCCGGAGGAAGCTGCTCAAAGATATACCGCGGTGACTGTGTCTGTACAATCCTTTTTAAGACGTCATCCGGTATTAGCTTAATAAGCGGCTTTTGGTTAATCCAGGTACTTTCTATTTTAACATAGTCCGGATTAAGTATTGCAAATTGGTCCCACATGTAGTCAGTCTCATTAAAAGCTCCGAAGGAAATGCAGTCACCAATTTCATGGTATTCAGAGACTATATCTGTTATAGTTTTTACACCATTTATACGTTCCCACATCTCTTCATAATGACGCTGTACACCATCGTCCTCACATGTACCTAAAGCAAGATCAGCCACCGGTAACTCGGAGTTATGAATAAGGCAGTGATTTAAAAACCAACTATCCTCTGTTCTTATATCATAAACATCCCCTTCAAACTTTTCATGTGACACCTTCTTTATAGGTATATAAAAATAGTTATCATCCTCTTGATACTGTGTAGGCTGCTTTGCTTTTATAGTAACTTTTTTATCTAGCACTTTCTCATAAAAAGAAATGTTGGAAGCATCTATGTACCATTGTGTTCTTACCCAAATATCCTTTTGTCTTGGTCGCAGTCTTAAGAATACATTTAGTTTAGATGCTAAACGCACAAGCTGGAACGCCAACGTTTCAGACACTGTTACTATATGTATATCATATTTATCTGTCTGACAACCATCTCCTGCAAAGTATGCTTTAAAGAATGCCTTAATAATATCATTAGGACCATACATAATAAAATCAGGTATCTTTTTATTGTGTGAGCCATTACCACAATAATGCCCAAAAAACTTAGAAATTAGAGAAGAGCACGTATATACTTGTATTAATCCAACTTTAGAACGTTCCGAAATAGTTGCAGTTACCCCAAAAACACGCTTTAATAATAACTGTATTCTGGCTGCAATTTCTTTCTCCTTCTTTAAGTTTAATGAAAAGTGTAATATACTATTGTTTTTTGCCCCGCAACCTTCCGCAGTGTACCAGCCAAACAATTCTGCAAGGTCTGCATCAACTTTAATATATCTGGTAAACGTTTTCTTATTATCACTTCTTTGGATATATGTATCATAAATAGTATATATACGTTGTCCAGTCTTTGAGAATTCTGTTACAAAAGCAGCTAAATCAATACTCTCAGGTAATAACTTATATGTTTTTAATTTAGGATATAAAACAAAGTCACCTTTTGCTAAATTTTTTGCCTGAACTACTTGCGGTGTAGCCTCTGGGTCTAATCCCCAGTATGAACTGTCAGACCTTGTTTTAATTCGTTTTCCTTTTATAACTAAAAAAGGATGGTTATCAGTATACTTACTAACCGGACTACCCATAATCTTTACACTATATAAGTCACCCACAAATAAAGATTTCTCCGTTGCCAGAATACGCTGGAAGTCACCTGTCTTACCTATAACTTTATCCAGCCCTGTAAGCTGTTCTACTGGAGTCATACCATTTTCTGTAAGGATATTTTCTCCTGCTGGCAAGCAATGTATTTTTAAACCAGCACCTACGATAGGATCAGTCTCAGCGAAGAAACGGTACAGACCATTAAGTGTTCGGTTATCTGTCGGAATTGCCAACGTAGAAGACGTATATCTAGGGTCATTAAACAAAGGTGCAGTACGAGTAACATCTTGATAGGAACCTGTCTTAGGCATACCACCTATACCTCTTTTACCACCAAACGTTCTTTTAGGCATCACAGAAGGTACCGTCTCAACTGTATTTCCTGCAGTTCCTTGCTTGGCATTAGTAAACTCTGTATTTGTTCCTTGTACTATAGCCGCTCTTTTTTGGCCACCGATGATGTAGCCCATATATTACGCTCCTTTTAAATTGTACATTTTATTATGCCATACACAGTTAGTGTACAACATTCTAATTAAACTTTCCTTTTATTTGTGAACCATTTACAAGTATCCATCCACAATCCAGCGCCGTCATTGTATAAATATATCCATAATGTTTAAGCAAAATCTCTATCTGTGCTGCATTCTCAGTATTATATAATTCGTTAGTAAGATCTTCGCTGTGCTCCAGCTTGCCGCATAATAAGCCGCATTCAAAACCGTAGGCAAAGTCAGGCTGTTGATTAATAAAAGCCATTACCAGGCCGTATTCTTGTTTATTACTATTATTCTGAGATTCCATATATTATTGTCCTAAAACGTTTTCAATATCTGCATCCATACTCAAGAATGCCGGAGAAATAATATCTACTACACTATTTATATCATTTACTCCAATAAAATCAAATAACTTGTTACCCATAAGACTTCGTATAGCTATAAAAAACTGCGTATACCCCGAAACAGAAGCAGTTATACCCAATTTTCCAGCCTGCATATCAGTAAGTAACTTCACTTCAATATAATTTTCTGTCTGATCCGTAGCTATATCTGCACTACGGCAACTCCTGTGCTTATCTGCCAGTCTTTGCTGCAATATAATAAGTACTTCCTTTGCTGTCATGCAAATACCTCTATAGGCTGTTTACTGTTTAGTATAAGTGAAGCTTCTACGCTATGTATTATTCGTAAATTACCATGGAGTATATACACTGGACTCAAATATTCGGGTAGCTTTACCAGGTAATAACCATCCTCATCTCTGCCAACTATCTTACCCTGTTTATGCATAAGTGCAAGATTAACTGTCTTAAGCGTATCTGAGTTATATACAATTTCTACAATATCACCATTATTAAATTCTTGTGCTGATAAATCCCAACCTAATTTTAAATTACTTTCTACATTGTTTCCAGCAGCTAAATAGGCTGCTTTTAGTTGATTAAAGTCAGGGTCGTCTCTGTCTCTTAAAGAAAGGCCTACGTAACTGTCTTCACCTGCATTGACTCCCTCCATTATTAGTATATATTTATCATCTGCTAAAGCTATTTCATAGTCTGAATCTGCATATTCAGTATTTAATTTAACCTCCCTAAATTCAGAAATAGATGCAATAGGAGTATCCAAAATTTCTTTCCACTTTCCATTCCCCCTGTATTTTTTAGTCTGTACTGCAAATTTTAATACTAAAAGAGTATTTGCATCTAAATTACCTGTAGCTTTATATTCATTAGAATTAAACATGGATAACTTTCCATCATTCCATAATTGAATGGGATTACCTCCATAGGCCGAGTCTCCTGAATCAAATACAATCTCTCTATTCTCTATTTTAATAGTATCCAAAGGTGACCAGTTAACTCTAGCTTCTATAAGTGCGTCTCTTTCATTAGAGGCATACCAATGTCCACCTGTATATTTATTATGTGTGGGATAGTAACAGGCAACTATTCCCTTCTCAGGGATATTATCCATAGCATCATAATACCAGTATTCCAATACTTTTGCTGCAAGTTGCTTATCTACCCACGTAGGCAGTACGACCGGTTCATCCGATTTTTCAAGTAGCCAACTTTGATTATGCATCCATATACTATCCGGATGAATGTTATCTCCATCAAAAACACCTGCCTTTGTTGCAATGTAGCATCTATTTAAATCAGTAAGTAAAAGTCCATTTTCAATTTCTTTTAAAACATAACAGTCCATTGCTAAACTACGACCTGATTCTGATGTAGGTATCCAGCTTAGCTTTAAGTCTGCTTCTCTTACATTTGGATTAAAATGACTACGATTGTAGTTGTAGTGAACTATTCCTGAATTCATAAAGATACTATACTTATTTTCCGGTAACTTCTTAATACTGTAAAGGTCTATACCACCTTTGTTATGAAACTTAATGTTGTTAGATAATACTGTTAAACTACGAAGGTCAACTTCTCCTGTATTGTTAAACTGAGTAGTATCTGACAATGTCTCAATATTCTGAAGATATGCATAACCAGCATTATTAAATATTACATTATCAGGTAATGCTTTAAGCTTATTTAAGTACACGTTTCCCTTATTATTAAATATTACATTAGCAGGTAATATCTCAAGCTGATTAAGATCTATGTTCTGCGGAGCATATGTTACAGTTAGTGTATTGTCCTTAATGACATATTTGCAGCCGGCAAATACTAACATGTCTTGTAGCTCTTTAAAAGCAACGTTCATTTTCTATCCAAGTTTTAATGATGACGTTGTACTATGATTAATATACTTTTCAGTATCAATTTTAGGAAAAGTAACAAAAGTAAATCCACCTTTAGATAATTCCAGGCTTACTAGTACACCCAGGTTATCATTCATACTTTCTATTATTCCATGCGGAGGTTGTGCTAAAGTAGAAACGGACAGCGTCTGTGAATCTGCAAAGTAA